GCGGCAGCAGTGTCAACTCCTGCTGACTCTATGGGTCATTCTCTTCTTCTACTTTGGGGTCCTGAGTCTCAGGGAGATTTCGTCCGCTGGGTCCAACTTGGGGGACTCTGGGCTTTTGTGGCGCTCCACGGAGCCTTCAGTCTTATAGGATTCATGCTTCGGCAGTTTGAAATCAGTCGTCTCGTAGGGATTAGACCGTACAATGCTATCGCGTTTTCTGGGCCTATTGCTGTTTTTGTCAGTGTGTTTCTCATCTATCCACTCGGACAGTCCAGCTGGTTCTTTGCGCCGTCGTTTGGTGTTGCTGCGATTTTTAGGTTCCTCTTATTCCTCCAAGGTTTCCACAACTGGACGCTCAATCCATTCCATATGATGGGTGTCGCTGGTATTTTGGGAGGAGCCTTGCTTTCTGCGATCCATGGTGTTACAGTAGAGAATACTTTGTATCAAGATGGTGAGCAAGCAAACACGTTCAAAGCATTTGACAGCACACAAGAAGAAGAAACATACTCAATGGTTACAGCGAACCGCTACTGGTCGCAGATCTTCGGGATTGCATTTAGTAATAAGAGGTGGCTACATTTCTTCATGCTTTTTGTTCCTGTTATGGGTCTTTGGACCAGCAGCATTGGCATTATTGGTCTTGCTCTTAACCTTCGTGCTTACGATTTTGTTTCCCAAGAACTGAGAGCAGCAGAGGATCCTGAATTTGAAACGTTCTATACGAAGAACATCCTCCTCAATGAAGGACTCCGTGCCTGGATGGCTCCAGTAGACCAACCACATGAGAATTTTGTATTCCCAGAAGAGGTATTGCCACGGGGTAATGCTCTGTGATATACTGAGGGGGTTACCCCTCTTTTTTTATGCCAAAATTGACTTTTGTTTCCAAAAATCGGGCAAAAAAAATTCGCCCAAATTTTTGACTCGGAGGGTTTTTTATGAAACAAGAACTAAAACCACCAGTTCCTAATGTTATTATGCTTGGTATACTCTTTGCATTAACAATAGCAACCATTGTTGCAGGATACTTTCACGGCAACATGCATTTATTGACTACACTTAAGAACGCTCACTCATGAAGAAAGGATTTAAACCCACTGAACATAAGAAGAAGATGCCAAAGAATTTGAAGGCAGCATTGGACAGACAGACCAAGGAACTCAAGAAGGCATTAAACAATCCTTTGTTTATTGCTGCACACCTTGACACAAAACCAGGGCATGATGTAGAATAAATAAAACCACTTCAGAGTTTTTTCAAATGGATCGCGCAGAGATTATCAGAAGAATTCAGTTCATTTTATTTGATGTCTATGACGAGAATCCATCTGTCTTAAATGCTAAGTATTTCGGAGGATACTACAATGAATTCTCCGATGAGGAGTTGTTTGAAATGTATGAGGATCTAAAACATGAATCTGAAAATTTACAGCATCAACAATTGTAAGTATTGTTCTTCGTTAATGGATTCATTGTCCTCTCATGGTATTCAGTATGAAGTAATTAAAGTTCTTCGTGCTGATGAACTAGGAGAGAATGGTGAGATGACATTCGCTGAGTGGTTGCAAAAGGAACCAGACGTGCCTATCATTGACAGATGTAGATTCCCACAAGTTTACATTGATGATAAGTATATTGGAGGAATGAAGGAAACGATCCGACATTTGTATGCAGCTGTTGAGAATGAAACTAAATAGAAGTGTGAAAACGATGACGAGGAGGAATGAATCTCATGAACCCGATTTCAGGATCTCCTCCAAAAGATTTTTAAAATTGGGCAACCGAGAGATTAATTTCAACTTTGATCTTTTTATTATAAGAACAGAAAAAGAATCAGGAGAGGACTCATGATTTCAGTTGCCCTTTTTTGCTCGGGATTTCTTATCCTACTATTCAGTGCCGTTGGTTTCGGTTTTGGATGGATGGGTAGAGAATACTACGAGAACTCTATTGCACACAATAGACTGTCTGATCACCCAGAAATGGTTGATGATAACGGCAATCCTATTCAATCAGATCTCTACTCTGTAAGATTTGTTGTTGATGAAGATGATGAAGACTAATTAGTACAGTAATTATTTTAAAAATGAAATTGTTAATCTCTGAAGTGCTCCAAAAAGTGAGCAATGCAAAAACTAAAACAGAAAAGATCAAACTTCTTAATCAGTACAATACTGATACTCTCAGAATGCTTTTGATCTGGAATTTTGATGAAAGTGTGCGTAGTGCTGTGCCAGAGGGTGAAGTTCCTTATGAAGTGAACAAAGCACCAGCAGGCACAGAGCATACTAAACTTGAGCATGAGTCACGTCTGTTCTTTCACTTCATTGAAGGTGGTAACAACAACCTGACAAAGACTCGTCGCGAGCAAATGTTTATTCAGATGCTTGAGGGTCTTCATGAAGATGAGGCAGAAGTAATTTGTCTCGTTAAAGATAAGAAACTTGGTAAACGTTATAAGATTACCAAAAATGTTGTAAGTGAGGCATTCCCACAAATTAAGTGGGGAGGTCGTTCCTGATGGGGAAAGGAATTAAAATGATTCATCAAGACTGTGATCCGTCTCTGGCGGATGACAGATCTTTACCACACAACGCTTACCTGATTGAGTATCTACAGGATGGACGAACTATGTTTGACATTGTTATGGCAGGAAAGCGAGTTGATATTTTTGATCACTATTGGGATAACTATCGCAATGATCTTAAAAACATGACTCAAACTGAAGGAAGAGCCAACCCCAAACTCTATAACATTCCAAAGAAAAAATGATTTTATTATGGATTACAAACCCTACTCACCTGAATGGCATCGTAAAAGATACCTAAAAGAAGCACTTGATAAGTACGTTGACGATTACGTTGAGAACGATATCATTATGGACGACATCCTCAGCATCATCTGTGAGCGGCAGGACCGAGCACATGCTGAGTATCATAAACTTGAGGATCTAGAACTTAAACTGCGGGACTAACATGCTATCAACCAAATACAGACTCCGACTGGAGTTCATCTGTAAGAAGATCGCTAACAAAGAAGAAGTACAACTTGAAGATATGATCTGGGCAGAGAAACTCGCCAAGTCATATACAACTGCTAGAGATTGGTTGAATAAAGCACGTCGTGCCGCCGCTCAGGATATTCAGGAGGGCAGTATGGATGATTTTATGAATAAGATGGGACTAGGAGACCCCGACCCATCTAATTACAGAACGGGGTTCAGCGGCGCAGATGAAATTGTAGATTGGTTCAAACAAGATAAACCTGATGATTGGAGACAACGTGACTGAATGAACTATAAAATTTATAAATTACTTGATGAAGAACAAGTATCTTACATCAGGCAACTTATTTCTCCTCATGATTACTGGGAAGATGGACTAGTTTCGCTTAAAACTAATAAAACACAAGATCATGGTGGTCATGAAATAAAAAAGAGTGAACAACTTTTATTAGGAGATGCTCAGCAAATTTCCTCAAAAATTGTGTATGATGCACTTGATGAAAACTCTGAGTTTAAAAATTTTTGCTTACCAACTGAGACTAGTAGTGTTCTTTTTACTAGAACTCATTCTGGTGGATATTATAAACCACACTTTGACAAACCTTCTTTAGGAGAGTATAGTAATACCCTATTTCTTTCCGATCCATCAGAATATGATGGAGGAGAATTAACCTTATGGTTAAATGATAAAGAAGAAACTTTTAAACTAGAACCTGGAATGGTTGTTTCATACCATTGTGGCACTCCACATCAGGTTAAAGAAGTCACTGGTGGTACGAGAGAAGTTGCAGTTTTTTGGACTCGTTCTCAGATTAAAAATGATAGACTCCGATTCATAATGAAAGACTTACTTAAATGTATGAATCTTATAGAAGATATGCCCCCCTTCACTGCTCTAGAAGAAGCTTTGAATCATCCTCAATTTCTTCTCCAGCAGTCCATATATAATTTGGAACGTTACATTGAAGAAGAATGAACGAAACAGTAGTGATCTACAGTAACGGTAGTCAAGAGTGTGAGCGCATGGGAATGCTCCTTAAATCTCTTGGCGGTGAGTATCATGAATACATATTAGGAAAGCATTTCACTCAACATCAATTCAAATCTGAGTTTGGATCTGAAGCAACTTACCCTCAATGTGCTATTGGAAGATATCACATTGGTAACATGAAGGAAACGCTACAACACATGAAAGAGAGAGGTATGATTAAATGAAAGATCAGTACGTTATTAACGATGGTGAATCTCAGGAAATCAAATGGAATCGTGGTTTAGATCTATTTGCTGAGAGTGTTCTCAAACCAGATCCACAACTCCGTCAGTGTGCTCACAATCAGAGATGCTATCATGAACTGATGTGGGTACGAGAGCATGTGCTGGAATATTTAAAAACCTTAAGACATGTTTAAACTGTAACACATTTTACAGTTGACGCACCATAAATACTATGGTATAATTACCATACGTTCATCCAATGATCAGCGTTCTGCTGGCATTGACCCTTGCCCATCATGCAGACGGCACACCTTATGGGTGGCACATGTCGTGTGAAAGGTTTCTACAGAAAAGAGTTGAGATCCTTATGGATGACAACTTGGATCGTCGGACTAAGTATAATCTTATTGGTTATCTAAAGTCTAAAGTAGAAGGTCAGTGTGATCAGATGTTGGTCTGAGGACGCAAGTAAGTCGCGGAACGGAGCGTTCATCCCATGCTAACAGAATTACTTCTGTATACAACACTCAGTTGCCAACAATCCGATGCAGTAATGCTGAGGATTAAGGCAAACAAACATATTGAGGATGCCCTCAAGATTGAGTTGGTTGAGACCATTAAGGACTCAGCACCAGAGTGTGAGTTTTATTGGGACGCAAACGACTGAAGGAACGGGAGATTAACACTCACCCATTTTTTCAGGAGTCAGACAAATGAACACACTTCTCATGATCAAAGAGCAGATTCAGAAGGCAGCAAAACTTCATGATGCACAGATCTCTCACACCGCTTATCGTGGTGTAGTTTATGATCCTAACTGTGAAACCCGTGGAGAAGTCCATGGTTGCTTCTGCTATCGCGGTCACACCTACGCTAAGTGAGGTGTGATGTATGCTGAAGGTCAGGTTTGAATATGACCTTCCAGAATACGATCCGTCTAAGCACGATCCAGATAGAGTCTTCGGATTTTTAACTTATCGTGGTATACATTATGCCAAGTGGATAGACTTAAAATCACGATCGGATAAGATCTGGAAGATCAAAGACTAGAATAAATAATCAGGAGGGTTCGCCCTCCTTTTTTTATAGGAATTTTTTATGCAAGTAGATAGAGAAAAATTGAAACTGATCATTAGAAATCTTCAGTTACTCGTAGACGCTCTGGAGTCTGAAGTTTTTTCTGATGTTGATGCATACAAGAAAGAAGTTGGCAATCCTAAGTTTGGATTCTATGAAGGAAGAGATGATGATGATGGATATCCAGACTGACTCTTGACAAATCCTTTAAATACCATTAGAATAACTCTGTCCAGTTTGATAAAGAATGCTAGCTAAACTTATTTCAGTTACTCCTGATGCTGAGAAGCACATGGCATACTGTGCCCGTGTGAGTAACCCATCCAATCAGAATAACGAATCGTTTGCAGGACTCCTAAAATATTGCGTGAAGCATCAGCACTGGAGTATTTTTGAACAAGCGTTCATGACCCTAGAACTGCACACTACGAGAGCAATTGCAGCTCAAGTGCTAAGGCATCGTTCCTTCACGTTCCAAGAGTTTTCGCAACGCTATGCTGATTCATCTCTACTAGGTTTTGATAAGATTCCTTTGCCTGAACTTCGTCGTCAGGATGAGAAGAATCGTCAGAATTCTATTGATGACCTGGACCCATTTGAAGTCCAGAATTTAGAGTTGCAGATGCAAACTTTGTTTGACTCCTCCATGGCACTCTATGAGCAGATGCTGAAGCGAGGAGTGGCAAAGGAGTGTGCAAGAATGGTGCTTCCACTCTGCACGCCAACAAAAATTTACATGTCAGGCTCAGTTCGCTCATGGATTCATTATATTGATCTGAGATCTGCTAATGGTACTCAGAAAGAGCACATGGATCTTGCAAACGCTTGTAAAGATATTTTCGTGGAACAGTTCCCAGAAGTTTCTGTTGCCATGGAATGGAAAGAACAGGAGGAAAACTAATGCCAACTTACAATGTAAAGAATCTAAAGAATGGAGACACTCTAGAACTCCATATGACAATCTCAGACTACGAACAGTGGAGAAAAGATAATCCTGATTGGGATAAAGACTGGAGTGCTGGTGGTTTTGGAGGAACTATATACGGTGAACCTAAGCAATCACAGGGTTTCAAAGAAGTGATGCAAAAAGTCCAGGAACGTCATCCTGGCGCTAATCTGTCCCGTTATACTTGATTTTATGCCAAGAAAAAGATCCGCTACTCCCGTACCGTTCGGAATGTCTAATAAGCAGATGAAAAGAAAGAAACCAATCAACAGTGAGTATCTCAAGAAGATTGAACCACTCACAGAGAATCAGGAAAAGTTCTTCCATGACTATGGGATGGATCAGAACATCTTTGCTTACGGTGCAGCAGGTACAGGTAAGACATTTATTGCACTTTATCTGGCACTCCAAGATGTACTGAGTGAGCACACACCATACGAAAAGATCTACATTGTTCGTTCGTTGGTTGCAACTAGAGAGATTGGATTCCTTCCTGGAGATCATGAAGATAAGTCTTCTCTCTATCAGATTCCTTATAAGAACATGGTGAAGTACATGTTCAAGATGCCAGATGATAATTCATTTGAACTTCTCTACACAAACCTGAAGACACAGGGAACTGTTTCATTCTGGTCTACATCATTCATTCGTGGTACTACATTTGATAATGCTATCCTGTTGATTGATGAAGCACAGAACTTAAACTTCCACGAATTGGATTCAATCATCACCCGTGTTGGTGAGAACTCTAAGATAAGGTCTGGCGTTACCGTGTTC